AGAAGAAAATCACCAGGATATCTTTGACAAGTTCCAAGAGGGACTACAAACCAAGATCAATGAAAGGCCATACGTCCAGTTCGTTGATCCATTAAAGGGAGCTGAGTAATGAAAAATTATTTTAAAGCCAAGGTTGAAAAAGGTTTAGAAGTACCTCGTAGGGGAAAATGGTCTAAGTACGGTAATTTTTTAGATACCTTGGAGGTGGGCGACTCGTTTATTGTGGAACATGAAAATGAAGCAAATGGAATTAGATCAGCGGGTTACTGGGTAGGCATGAGATTTATTTTAAGGAAGGTTGATTCTGAGGAAAACCAAGAGGGTTTTACTTTTAGAATGTGGTACGCAGAGAAAGTGGCAGGAAGTCCTGGTGTTAGGAAGAGTAGAGCAAAAAAAACTGGAGATAAGTAATGAGTAAAACAAAAAAAGAACAAGCACACGAGAAGTTTTTTTATGACCTGTTGGACGCGTCTGAAAATGCTGCTGAAGGTGGTCTTGATGTTCCACATGCAGTCTTTGTGGGTATACAATTTTTTACCCAGATGGCATTAGATTGTGCACCTAATAAAAAAGAAGCAAAAGATCTTATTGCAGATGCAATCAAAGACGTGAAGAAGGAGACAGCATGATTACACATAATGATGTAGTAGAACAGATACGAGATCGTATCAAAGCAGAGGTGTCACCAGGCTTACATTCAGCTTGGGTCAAAAAAATATTAACAATAGTCGATGATGTTGAGTTCATCGCTGACGAAATGATTACAAAAGGAGTACAGAATTATGAGCCTATTGAATGATGTAACAACAGGGATACAGATCCCTTCAATAAAGATTAACCTATCGGGTACTGATGGCATTGGTAAGACTACCTTTGCAAGTCAAGCCCCCAACCCTATCTTTATTAAGACAGAGTCTGGTACTAACTATGTAGACACGTCATCCTTTCCTTTATGTGAAAGCTATGACGACATACTAATGCAGATCAAAACTCTGTATGAAGAAGACCATAACTATAAGACAGTAGTCTTTGATACAACTGACTGGGCAGAGAAGTTAGTGCAACAAAAAGTTTGTGCTAACCATAACCTTAAGTCTATTGAATCAATGGGTTACGGAAAAGGTTTCACAGAATCTGCTGAATTATTTGGCAGACTTCTAAGAATGTTTGATGCCCTACAAAAGAAGAAGATGCACATCATCTTGCTTTCTCATGTGGGCATAAGAACTTTTAACGATCCAGAGCGTGAGCCCTACGATCGTTGGGAGATGGCTACTCATAAGAAAGTATCAGCAATGATACGTGAGTGGGTAGACTTCAACCTGTTTGCGAACTACGAGGTATCAACTCGTACTAGTGGGCAGGGTTTTAAGGAAACAACCAGGGCTGTGTCATATGGCAAGCGTAAGTTGTTTCATAAATACACCGCAGCCTTTGATGCTAAGAGTCGAGTTGACTTGGGGAATGCCCCTTTGGATCTTGATTGGACAGCGTTCATGACTGCATTTAAAGAATCTTTAAAATCTAAAGGAGAATAATATGTCTGATTTTGAAATTAACTTGACCAATGTCGAGGAAAAGAGTGGGTCGTTTGACCTTATGCCAGTCGGTGACTACGAGTTCGTAGCTACTGGATGGGAGAATAAAACAAGTGCTAAGGGTGATGCCTACTTGAATATCACATTCGATGTGACAGGCCCTACACAATCAGGTCGTAAGATCTGGGAAACCTTCATGCTTGCAGGAGCTGGGTTGAATGTGTCTATAAGCAGACTAAGAGACTGGAGGAAAGCAATGGGTATGGAACCTGATGTGGATGCCTTTGGTATAGAGCAACTTGAGAGTATGTTGAACATTCCTTTCAAAGCCAACGTCAAAGTAGAAGTTGGTGGAGACAAGGGAGACGGAACGAAATGGGCTGATAAGAATAAGATTGCTAGGTTTCTTGCAGTTGAAACGAAGAGTAGTACATCAGCTCCTTCGCAAAGTCCCAAAGCAGAACCAAAGTCTAATGACGATGGCTTTGATTGGGACAAATAATTTATCTATAAGGAGAGAGAATTTTTGTAGATAATAAATCGAGTGAGTAGTCTCAATACCGAGGCTACTCCTCGCACCCTTAGGTAGTATATACCTTAATATATTTTTGGAGAAATGTATGGCTATAGATAAGAGAGAGGCTAAGGCCTTGGTAGATTCAATGACATCTTTGTTGAACTCGTTAGATCAAAATTTTGACAGCTTGCCGTCTGAGTTAGATACTAAAGTTAAAGAAGCTAAATTAACATTATTAAACGTGGATATTAAAGATGATAAACGAAAAAAAATTCATAGAATATTTGGATAAACAAACTTGTGACAAGGTAATAGAAGACGTGCAAAATTGTTTAGATGAATGGACATTAAAAGAACTTGATTCAAGATCGGCAATAGTAACCCTAACCAGGTTTGCTATTGATCTATCTTTTAAGTTCTCACACACACAAACAGAAGCCCTAGAATTAATACTTAACATGGTAAACAACCACATGGAGATACCAGGTTTTGATTTTGATACTAAGGAAGAAGTTGAAAAGATAGTACATTGAAACTTAGATACTATCAAAGAGATGCAATAGATTCTCTACACCATTGGTTTGCCACACGCCCAGCAGAGGATCATGCTTTGATTGCTTTGCCTACAGCGGCAGGTAAGACCATTATCTTTTCTCACTTCATTAAAGAAGTATTGGCTAAAGATCCTACGGCTAGATTCCTAGTGATGGCTCATAGAAAAGAGTTAGTAGAGCAAGCAGAAACTAAATTAAAAATGGTATGGCCAGAAGCTCCTGTTGGAGTCTTGGCCGCAGGGATGAAGCGATACGAGATTGATTCACAGATCCTTGTTGCTAGTCGTGATACCTTGGCATCACCTAAGAGATTAGATGCTGTCGGTAGCTTTGACTATATGATTATAGATGAAGCACATAACGTACCGCCAAGTTCCCATACCAGGTACAAGAAGATCATAACAACTTTGTCTGATAGGAAACCCATGAACGTCATGGGCTGTACTGCTACACCATATCGTATGGGGCAAGGTTATATATATGGCAATCGTAAAGATCATTTCTTTAAGGACTTGTCTTACTCAGTATCTATACCCGATCTTATACGCAGTGGATTCTTATGTAGGCTATCTGCCTATGCGGTGAATGAACATGCAATCATTGATGCAGGATCAGTAGGATTAAAGTTTAAGAACGGAGACTTCAAAGAGAGAGAGCTAGAAAAGATAGCCATGGTTGACACTACTATCATAGAGGTTGTTAACGACTGGATTGATAACGCCTATACCAAGGGCAGAACAGCAACAGTATTCTTTTGCGTATCAGTATTACATGCGGAGAAGATGACCCAGTGTTTAAAAACCTACGGCATTATGGCTGAGTGCGTCACTGGAGAGACACCAAAAGAAAAGAGAGAGGATGTATTAGAGAAGTTTAACAACGGATCTATTCATGCTATATGTAACGTGGGTGTCTTGACTGAAGGTTGGGATGCACCTAGAGCTGACTGCATAGCGTTACTTAGACCGACTCAAAGTGTAGGCTTGTTTGTCCAGATGTGTGGCAGGGGCATGAGGCTTCACGAGGATAAGGATAACTGCCTACTACTAGACTACGGAGAGAATGTTGCCAGGCATGGCTGTCTTGATGAGGTTCAGCCTGATCAATCAGCACCCGCCAAATACCATCCTAAGATCTGCTCAAGTTGTAAGGCCATCAACCTACCTGCTGCTAAGAAATGTATTGAGTGCGACCAGGTATTTGAAGGAGCTAAGAAGTTTGAAGAGTTAGAGACTAGGAAAGAAAAGGAAGCTGCTAAAAGAACTAAGGCAGAGAGACAAGCTGTCCTGTCTGATGAAAGAGAGAAGGCCAAGCCAAGATACAAACCTGTTACAGATATCTATGCAACAGTAACCAAGTCCCATAACGGCAGTGAGTATTGTCAGGTTATCTTTACAGTTAAGAATGAGTTTTTCCCTAAGAAGATGCCACTAATGTTTGGTCATCCTACTGCACACAACATGGCAGTTCGTAAGTGGAAGAAGATAGCAGACAAATGGGGATCACCCAATCAGCCTTGGATGGCCGCTGAACTAATAAACAGTGGTGCTTTCGAGAACATAGCTGAGATTGTTTTACAGAAGCAGGGCAAGTATGAGAATGTAATAGGGATAAGAACAAAGAATAATGAGGAGATATTATTATGAATTGTTGGAGCTGTAACGAAAAATTAATCTGGGGTGGCGATCATTCAGGAGAAGATTATGACAATGACGATTATGAAATTGTTACTAATTTATCTTGCCCAAAATGTGATGCGTTTGTACTTGTATATCATCAACCAGTAGAAAAAGAAATGAAGCAAATTAAAGAAGCAGAGGAGTATCAACCTAATGACAATTAACAACCTACTAGATGAGGTAGAAACAAATGCTGAGAGAAGGCAACGATTTTATTTAGGCATCAGCGGTATCGGTAATCCTAATCAGAGACTCCTTTGGATGAGATACCGCTGGCTTATGCCAGACGATTGGGAGCCAAGAGTTCTCAGACTACTAGACCTGGGTAACGTAGTAGAAGAACATTTGATTGAGAAGCTACGTAAGATACCAAACGCAATCATCTATGACGTACAAGAGGATGGCAAGCAGTTTAGAACTGAAGCCCTTGGAGGGCATGTCAAGGGACACATGGATGGTATGGCTGAGAACCTACCAGGCTTAAGAGAGAACACTAGATACTTATTAGAATTCAAGACAGCTAACGATAGTCGCTTCAAGAACCTAGAGAAGCTAGGTAGCTATTGCAACTGGTCAGAAGAGTATGACGCACAGATCCATCTATACATGGGGCTGTTTAAATTAGATCATTGCATAGCCATTGTTTATAACAAGAACAACTCAGCTCTGTATACGGAGATCGTTGACTTTGATTACTTAAAGTTTGAGATGTTGATGGAGAAGGCTGAGAATCTATTGCTAACCAATACACCACCAGACAATTACATACCCGAGACTGACTACAGAATCCGTAGCTTCATGTCTATTAAGGAGAGGGCCGCATACCTTGGCAGATCTTTACCAGATAAAGTTCACTGTAGATCATGTCGCTTCTCTAGTGTTGATGTAAAGAAAGGGGATGCACATTGGCAGTGTTCACAGCATGACAAGAAGATAAGCGAAGAGAGACAGACTAAGGGATGTCCAAGACATAACTATATACCAGAGCTGATACCAGCTACTGTTATCGAAGTGGATGATAACTTTGTTATGTATGAGAAGGATGGCTTTAAGTTTATTAATGTAGCTGAGAAGAAAGGATCTAAAGAAGACAACCTTTATTCTAGTGAGGAGCTGATAGAAGTAATCAACAGTGGCTTTCCAAAAGAATTACTAGAGCAGTGTGATGCTATTAAGAAGTTAATGGATGGAAGTATCTCAAGCATTAGACCTTGGGTTGAGACAGGTACGCCTTTCTAATCCCTAGCTTTCTTTACTATTATAATTTTTATATCGGGGTAGAGAGCTTCAACAAGTTTCTTCTTTAATCTAAACATGGGTGTCTCTATGCCCTTAGTATCTTCTATGATCTCATCACCATTGATGTTCTTATATTTAAAGTCAGCCTTGTAAAGACATACCTTCTTCTCATTAACAAAACATGGGAAGGGTGGATGTATTTCTATGTCAGAGATTAGGCCTTGCTCTTCTAGTTCTTTAAGGTGATTGTATCTAGCGGCCTCAAGCTTACTGTCAAAAGTATAGCCGTCTAGCTTTACTTTCTTTGCCCCGTATTTGTTGTACAAGTTAGAGTCCTCGTAGTTTTCTTTCTTCTTCTTCTCTTAATACTTGAGCTGCTCTTGATCTTTGTTGATCTAAAGGATTAATAAATCTACCTGTAAGGTCTTGTCTTAGTTTTTGTTCAGCAATAGGGAAAGCTTCTGGGCTGACTTGCGATCCTCTCATTCGTGCCTCTCTTACTAAATTTGGATCTACTGTTATAGGTTTGAATATTCCTCTCATGACTGTCTCGTAGTTAGCAACCTTGGCATCTTTTAGTTCATTTTTAATCTGTTGCTCTGATAATCCTAAAGTTCTAGCGTCTTCTATTGCTGTGTACAAATCTCTTAATGATTTAAACCTGCTTTCGTTTTGATTCATGTAGCCTTGTAACAATTCTTGTGCTTGTCTTGGATCATTACTTCTAAGTAATCTATTAAAAGTATTAGTAGCATCTCTTATAGAATCATTAGCTTCAAAACCTCTGTATCTTAAAGATCTATCAACCTGTGGCTTGACTACTTTTAATCCACTAAATGCTTGTACTAATGTTTCTTCTACATCTATAACATTACCCATCCTATCTTTAATTGAATCTTCTCCTTTCTTATCGGTGCTACCAAATACTGCACGAGGAAAGTTTTTTTCTACTAACTCTGGTGGAGATACTCCGAACACTCCTTTGTTAGCACCTAGGTTTGGTTGTATTCTATAAGGACTAATAGTTGGTATAGCCGTGTCTGCAAAGTGATACATTCCTTTAGCCACTTTATCTCCTGGACAATCCGACACTCCCCATATCTTTTTACCTGTTGATGTTTCTCCATCTATAGAATCAAGTAATGCTTGTGCAGAAAACGCTGGCTCTACAAATGGTTGGAACATCTCACCAACTGCACCAACTGTTCCATCGAATAATATTTTTTGTAATGTCTCTTCGTCTCTTTGACCATTAGCAACTTCTTGCATGACTCTTGTTATGGGTCTTTTAAGATAATCGTATGGGTTCATGTAACTAAAGTTTATAAACTGTGTTGGATTGCCATCCTTATCAGAAGCTATAGGTATTAGTGATGCTGTTCTATCCCAAGGTGCAGCAAACGATCTTTTGTATGAGTCTATCTTTTCTTTATTTACTCCTGTTAGTGCTGATCCAAGAGCTACTAGACCAGCAGGTAAAGCAGTTGTAGTAGTAACAGCTCCTGTCAATCTTCTCATGCCTATCTTTTGTATTTCTTTATTGTCACTAGCTAATTCTTTTATGCCTCTTGATACAGCGTTGGTTGTATTTCTCATTATCTCAGCAGGGAAAGCAACGAAGTTACCAAAGGGTGAGTATCTTAT